GCGCGATCGGCGGCGAGGCGCGCAGCAACAGGATCGGCGGGAGCCTGCTCTTCTGCGCCAGCCGTCGGCTTGAGGTCGTCGGCCAAGATCTCGATGACCTCGTCGGCGGACATCGCGCCGCCGGCGGACATGAGCAGCTTCGCAGCAGCCTTCGGCTTAGCGACGCCGGCATCGCTGGTCATGACCTTGTGCCAGCGATCGTTCGCGGCCTTCTCGCGCCCGGCCGCGATGCGCTCGACCTCGGCGTCGATCGCCGCCGCGTTGACAGCGCGCGGTGCCGCGCTGGAGGCGGCGCGCGCGGCCGCTGCTACCGCTTCGGCGTCTGCATCGGTGTCATCCTCAGGGGGGGTGGACATCGAACCGCCGGTGAGCAGGTTGCGCAGCGCGGGAAAACGGGTGGCGGACATAGATCGCTCCTCTAGCGGCCGAGATGCCGCATAAGCTGAGCCCAGACCTGATCGTCTGAGCCCACATCGGTCGCGAACTTCATGCCCTGTGCGTGCGCGCCCATATACGTGAGGCCCTTGGAATCGCGAACAGCTTTTTTCGACAGACCACGGCCGCGCGCGACGGTCTCAATGAAGCGTTCGGCCATCTCGTCCATTTCGTCGAGGAATCGCTCCTCGGTGGCGGCGTCGAGCGGCTCGAGCGGGCCGCCGCGCGCCTTCAACGTCGAGCTGCGATTGCGCAGCAGCCGTGCCTCGATGCCGACCATCTCGTTCATCTTCTGCATGTTGGTCCAGCACATCATCACGCCGACCGACCCGATTTCGCCATCGCGCGCGACCCACACGCGATCGGCGCCGCAGCCGAGCGCGAACGCGGCCGAGTCCATTTGCCCGCTGGTCATGGCCCAGATCAGCTTGCCGCCGTTCTGCTCGTTCAGCGCGAAGATCAGGTCGGCCAAGTCCATGCACCCGAGAACCCCGCCGCCCGGCGAGTCGATGTCGAGCAGAATGGCCGCGATCGTGTCATCGCTGGCGGCCGCGAGCAGCTTGGCCTTGATCCCGTCGTAGCCCGTGATCCCGCTGAACGGATCGAGCCCCCACGACTTCGTCAGCGTGCCCACGATCGGGATGATCGCGACGCCCTGATCCTCGACGAAGATCTTGCGATCCTCTCGGCGCGCGTCGCGGCCCACCGCAGCGGTGCGGCCCTCAAGGGCGATCGCCTCCATGGCCTCGATGTCGCGCGGATGGCCTTCGATGTCGTAGATGAGGTTGAGGTTAAGCCGGGAGCGGATGGCCGACAGCATCAGCGCCGCATGGTCCTCGGTTACGAGCAGAGGCCGGTTCAGCATCTGCTGCGCGACGTGCATGAGAGGCGGGCGCATCGGGATCATTCTGGCTTGTCCTTCGGCTTGTCGGCGGGCGGCGCAGCAGGCTCGGGCGGGTCGCTACTGCCCGCCCCGCCGCTGCCGGCATTTGGATCGATGATCTCGCCGTCCGGCCCGATCTCCTCGTCCTTCCGCGTCTGCACGGACGATGCGCCGTACTCCAGGCGGACGCCCTTGCGCGCCGCGTAGGCGTTCGCCTGGGCGATCGCGTCGACATTGTCCCGGAAGTCGCTGCCAGCCGCAGCGGCCTCTGCCTGCGGCGTCGAGAAGCCTCCCGAGATCCGCATGCCGGCCGCGGTCACGTCCTTCACCGGGTCGACCCAGCCCATGCCGGGCCCGCGCATTTCGCATTGCGCATACGCGGTCATCTCGTCGTAGAAGTCCGGCGCGCCAGGCGGCAGCACGATGCGGCCGGTGATGATCATCTCCTCAAGGTGCGCCAGCGCGACCTGCGTCGGTACGGAGGAGCCGAACTGGTAGCGGTCCGCATACGTCATGCGCCACGAGTCGATGAACTCGGCGCGGATCGAGGCGAAGCTGGTCTTCGAGTAGTCGTTGGAGAAACGCGCGTAGCTTAGTCCCAGCATGCTCGCGAACTTGCGCTCGAAGGCGAAGCGGAAGCTGTCGAAGCCGCTGTCTGTGGTCTTCGGCGTCTCGATCGCGACTTCATCGCCTGGTGCGAGCACCGGGATCGCTTGCCCCTCGGCGTTCAAGTCCTCGTAGAGGCCGAACCGCGCGTCCATCGCCGCCAGCATCGGATCGCCTGCCTTGGCCGGCGCCGGCGACAGCTTGGCCAGCGCTTCCGCCGACGTCGCATCCGTCTTGATGAAGATCGACATGAACGCGGACAGCACCGCCTTCTCGAGCACCTTCTGATCGAACCGATCGAGCATGCGCACGTCGCGCAGCGATCCGATGATCGCCGGCATCGCGCGCTGCGCACCAGCACGATATTTCGGGAACCAGTGCACCCCGACCGGCCGGCCACGCGCCGTCTCGCGCGGCACGTAGCTCCACTCCATCTGGCCGTTCGGGTCGCTCGGATGCGCGATCGAGATCCACAGCCCTTCGTACGCGCCGTAGTTATCGAGTTGCCGCCCTTGGCAGAGCGTGCGCGAGTCCTGCAGCGTCGCGGGATTGGAGAGGCGATCGGAGTCGACGGCCTCGACAAAGGATGCGCACCGCGCGCGATACTTGCGCTGGCGCGTCTCGTCGTAGCGAATGATCAGCAGCGCCTCACCGTCGGCGCCGTACGTGTTGCGGCACGTCTCAAGCATCATCGGGCCGAAGTTGCTGTGCCGCGCCGCGTCGCCCAGCTTGCGCGGATCGTCGCCCCACAGGCTGAACTCGTTCTCCCAGGTCTCGCTGAACTCGTCGGCCCAATCGGCTGACAGACCGAGCGCCGAATAGTTGGGCGCCGCCTGGAGCCGCAAGTTGGCGCCGACCATGTCGACCGCACGCTTCGTAATGCCGGCGCGCACCATCGTATTGTTGCGATCGATCTCGCGCGCGTTGATGACCGCTTGGCGCCGCTCGCGCACGATCTCACGATTGGCGCTGTCCGGCGTGAAGGAGACGTTGCCGCCGTAGCTGCGGCCACCGTAGGCCCCAGGTCCTGCATCGCGATATGCCGTCGGGAAGAACGCCGCGATGTCATCGGCGTCCCCGCCGAGCGCGACAGGCCGACCAGCGCCGGCAGTGAGCGCGGCTGGTGCCGCGCCACGCAGCGCTAGTCCGCGCCGCCGATTAACATCCGCCATAGGGGTAACTCACCGCGATTGCGCCCGTGATCTGAACCCCCGCGCGGCGCTGCTGCTCGCGCTGCGCGGCGGTGATGAGTGAGGCAAGGCCGGCAGCGTTCGACCGGGTGTACTCGACCCGCCGGCCCTCGCCGGCGACGACGACGGCCGTGCCGCCACTGATCGCCGTCTCGTAGAGCGAGGTCAGGTTGGCGATCTTGGCCACCAGCTCCTCGTCGGTCAGATCTTGGTACAGAACGAACATCGGCGGGGCCCTTGCCAGATAGACGTAGGCCCGCGTCGCGAACGACGCGGGCCCCGATTATCGCTTGTCGGCGATCAGCCGTCCACGTCCGTCTCAGGCGCCGGGTCGGCCGACGTCGGATCGACGGGAGCCGGGTCGGCAGGAGCGGCCGGATCGGCTGGCGTGGGGGCCGCCGGCGTGTTCGCCGCGACAGCGGTGCCGAGCTCGTCCTTCATCGCGTCGATCTTGTCGGCGATCGCGTTGATCTCGGGGCTGTCATCCGTGTTCGCCTGACGGATTTCGTCGGACAACGTCGAGAGAAGCGAAACGGTCGACGCCTCAACGGTCGCCATGGCGGTGACGGAAGCAGTCAGACGATCGAGAGCTTTGGTCATGATGGTCATTCCTCTTGTGAGCGACGAAAGGGCATTCCTAAGCACGTCGTCGCTTTCGTGCTTAACCGTGAGGTGATGATTGAGCGTGATGTTCATGTCGCAACGCACGGGCGGGCTCCTGCTGTTCGCCGACCCGCTCGCCTATCGACTGCGCGCCCGCCTTCGGTTGAACTGACGCAGGCGGTCCATGAAATCCTGCTCGGGACGCGACATACCACCGATCATGCCGTCCTGCGAAGGCTTGAAGCGTTGAGCCCAGATCGGCGGCGCTTGCCAGTCGATGTGCTTGCTGTCCGGCGCCATCAGCCGACGGCCGACCTCGGCGCCGACCCAAATGTCCCACAGCTCGTTTCGGCCGCGCGCGATCCAGGCGCCGTTGACCAGCGTCTCGGACACGAGCTCGCGCACTTGGGCGTCGGTGACGTCATTTGGCAGATGCATGCGGAGGGGCCCGGGCTCCTCGACTTCCCGCCGGTTGGCGAGCAGCAGCTTGAGCTCGTGCACGTTCGTGGTGCGTTCGAGCACCGGCACATCCAACGGGCGATCCGCCGCATCGAGTTTAATCTCGCGCGGGCGGCCGATCAGTTCGCCCTTCGTGTGCGCGTCGCCCTTCAACAGGCGCAGGCGCCACTGCGGGATTGGCTCGGGATAGCGCGAGATCATCTTGCCGACCCACTTACGCGCGTTGTCCGTCACGCCGGGCACGCCACCGGTGTCGATGCAGAGGCAAGCGATCGGCAGGTGATCGCCACTACCATCATTTAGGGGGTACGTTTGCGTCAGCACACTCTCAAGCACGTCCCAATCCGACAGGCGTTCGCCTGGGCGGATGTCGTGAAAGCCCTCGAGTTGCCGCGTCGCGTACCGGTCGATCAGCCAGGACTCCAGCGTGCGCGACCAACCGATCACGCCAGGCTCGAAACGGTCGCCCTGCACGTCGACCATAGCGACCAGGAAGTCGACGCCGAGCGGCACCGTCTTCAGGCGGTAGCCGCTGTCGACCAGCCGCGCCTTGACCTCCTTCCAGTGCTGCACCTTCGATCCAGGCTGATCTCGCGTGTACGTCTCGCCGATCGACTTCACTGTGACCTCTCTGAGGTTCGCGTCTGAACCGGTTTCGTCGAACTCTCTCTTCGCCGCGGCAAACTGCTTCGCCAGCTCGGCCAGACTGTCGAACGGCGCATCGACTGCGTGGAAGACGAAGCCCGCGATCTCCGATGGCGAGATGTCGCCGACGATCCGCTCCTGCTGATCGATTTCTTGCCCACGGCCCATCCACTCGGCGTCGAAACGCATCTCCAGGCGCTGATCGTTGTCGATCTCGCCTCTACAGTGCGGACAGATCAGTCGGATCGCGTCAGCGATGAAGTCGAGCAGCTCCTCGCGGCCCATGTCCTCGCCCTTCGTCATCAGCGCCGAGAGGTTCCATACCATGCGGCGCTCGGTCGGCACCTCTTTCGCCGCGCCGATGCGATGCGCGCAATAGGGGCAATGCCCCATGCGGACGCGCAGATCGGAGTCGACCAGGATGCTGTCGATGCCGAACAGCGGCCCCGCATCGGGGTGCGACGCGATGAACATCTTGGCGAGATTGCCGTACTCGCGCTGGCGGTTCTTCGCGAGCGTCACCCACGCGTCGCGGATCTTCGGTCGCATGGCGTCGACCTCGTCTGCGATGATCAGCGCGGCCGATCGGGCGCGGGTCGTGGAATCGTTCGCGGCCAGCCATTCCCACAAGCCCCCGTCGACCCTGCGCAGGTTCCACTTCGGCGCTTTCGCGCGATCGCGCTTCTCCCAAAGGTCGCCGTGCCGCCGGAGGAAGAAGTCGACACGCTCGTCGACATAGCGGCGAACGTCGGGCTCGCTGTGCATGTACCAGAGCACGTTGCGAGGCGGACCGTACATGCCGACCTTGAGCAGGTAGTTCTCGGCGGCGATCGTGTTGTGCGTCGGGATCATCGCGCGTCCGGCAAGGAATAGATGAGACGCGCTGTCGACTTGAATGCAACGTACCGGAACGGATGTCGTCGGACGAATATCGACGATCCGCCGTGAACCGCTGTCGCCAGCGCGACCCTTCTCACGCAAACGCAGGCGCGCCAGCTTGCGCGCAAGGCGGAAGACGGGTTGATCGGCATAAGCGGTAAACCGAACAGTGTACGCGATTGCACCGGGTCGATGCTCGCCGTTCACCACAGCATACGGCTGCTTAACCGTGATCGCAGGCTTCATGCCCAGCGAAGCAACCAGCTCGAAGACCGCATCACGCAGCGCTGGCGTCGTCGTCGCGAACTCGCACGATCCCGTGCGTCCGATCGTTCCATCGGTGTCCATGAGCCCTTGCAGCAGAGCCAACCGTTGGTTTGGTGCCGCGCGCAGATATGCCGCGGGAACGTGCTTGTTCAGTAGCAAGCCTGCGTCACGTAGTTCCAGACCGAAGCTGCGATACAGCACGGGGTCGCGGGGTTCATCGTAGAAGCGCTGACGATATTGTTGTTGCCGACAGGTCAAGCACGAGCGATCCGAGTATCGCGCGCCGTCGGTTGGATGGCCTCGCCGGCAGCGATCGGTGAAGTCCTGTCCGTAGGTAATTCCGACCCGCAAGGTGCCGGTTTCTGATCGCTCTCGGATAGTCGCGGTATAACCCGCCGATACGAAATGCTTCAGCGTCTCGATGTCATTCTCGTGCACCGTAAGTTCTTGAGTACGCGACGACCCATCGCCTAACCATGCGCCGAGTACATACGGATCAATCGGCAGGACGGCAGCAGGCAAATCAAGGATATCGGCCACCCGCACTCGGTACCGCTTTCGACCACGTTTGACTGAACCGTCGCGAACTTGCCCGATCATGTCGCGTGTTTGAAGCACTTTTGTCGCCAATACAGGAATGCGAGCTGGCTTCGGCCGCCGTACCCATTGCACGCTCCACAAATGATCAGCGTCAGCGATGATCACCGAGCCATCGGAGAACTTCACCTCGTAGCAGAGGCGGTCATGCTGAACTTCTGTCGCAAAGATGACGGTGCACGGCGCACCAGTCTCATCGAACAACCGATCACCAACGGCGACGTCGCCCATCGTCGTCCAGCCGTTCGGCGTCGCCAAGGGCGTGTTCAGCGCCAGCGCTTTGCCAGAACGTGCCGGGCCCTTGATCGCGACGATGCGTTTCGATGGATCGTCGAGCGCGTCGTGCACCTCCTTCAGGTGCGGCGTCAGTCGCGGATTGTACGGCACCTCGTCCGTACCGCCGTTGATGGGCAGCTTGCGACCATTCTCGGGATCGCAGGCTACTTGGTCGGTGCTGATGTCCTCGGGCGGCCAGAGCGCATCAAGCTGACGCGCCCACGTCTCCCTCACGTCGCCGAGCAGGGCGCCGGCGG